GCTGGAGGTAGTCATGATCGCAGAAGACATGAGATTGAGTTTTTTCAATACTTTAACTCTAACAATTCACCTCTTAAGCATTATGGCAAGCTATTATTTGACCAATGGAGCACAGATGACTGGCTAAGATTTGATAATTACATGATAAAGAACTTACAGTTATACTTAAGAGAGGGACTTACTAAGTCAATAGGAATAAATGCAGATGCAAAGAGATTTATTCAAGCTACTAGTAAGGACTTCTATGACTTCATTAGTGAGAATGAACTTGTTAAAGATGTCATGTACTATAACAGCGAATTATTAAGCTCATTTGAGCTAGATTACAATTATAAAGACATGACTCCTCAACGTTTCTCTAAATGGCTACTTGAGTATGCTAAGCATAAAGGCTATAAAATAACAAAAGATAAAAATCACAAAGGTAGATATATAATTTTTTCAGAACTATGAAACACTTTCTAACAAAAGCAGTTGAGCTACTGCACCCCCAACCAATTTACTACACCCCTACAAAGGTTAAAAAGTATGTGAATAAACATAAATTTGATTTCTTAATTAACAATCCACCTTATGCTGTCAATAACAAATGAAGATAACATGGAGCTAATGGCTCGCTATCCTGATAACTACTTTGACTTGGCTATTGTAGATCCTCCTTATGGGATAAATATAGCTACTGAAATAGATAGAAGTGGTTTTAAAGAGGGAACTTCTAAAAATTCATTATCAAAATATGAAAGTAGTATGTCAAACAAAACATGGGATAACTCAATACCAACTAAAAAATACTTTGACCAACTTTTTAGAGTTAGTAAAAATCAAGTAATTTGGGGTGGTAATTATTTTGACTTATCTCCTACAAGATGTTTTATAGTTTGGGATAAAATGACTTACATACCTACTATGAGCCAAATTGAAATGGCTTGGACTTCATTCAAATCTCACTCACAACTTGTAAAAATTAATAGTAATCAATTAGATAGAATACACCCTACCCAAAAACCTGTTGCACTTTACAAATGGATATTAGACAAATATGCTCAACAAGGGTACAAAATACTAGATACTCACTTAGGCAGTGGCTCAATAGCAATAGCATGCCATGATTACGGCTTTGACTTGACAGCCTGTGAATTAGATAAGGAGTACTTTGATAAGGCAATGCAGAGAATAAACAACCATACATCACAACAAAAACTATTTTAAATGACAAAAGAAAACAAAGCAAAACTCAAAGCATTAGAGCTTGAGATATCAATGGCTAAGTCATCAATGAATCCAAAGTACTTGCCATCTACAGATTGGAAAGACAACTCAGCTAATAGCTTGACTAAGTCTATAATATTCTACATCAACGCTACTGGCAATCAAGCTGAGAGAATTGGCAATCAAGGCCAGTATAGAGAAGGTGCAAAGATACAAGTAGGAACTGGTGAGATAGCTTACACAAAGCAGTTGCCCGGTAAGTGGACACCAGGGCAAGGCACTAAGGGAACTGCTGACATCTCAGCTACTATCAATGGTAAGTCAGTCAAGATCGAAGTAAAATATGGGCGTGATGTTCAGTCAGAAGTACAGAAACAGTATCAGCAAAAGATAGAGAGTGCAAAAGGTATCTACTACATTGCTAGAGATTTTGATACGTTTATTGAATGGTATAAAACTATAACAGAATGACACAAGAAGACTTAGATTTCATAAAGAACTTCCAAGCATGGAGACGTGGAGCTGAAATACCACAACCAAAACCTACTGAGATAGGGATAGCACTAGACAAATTGATTAAATATTGTGAAATGTGTATGAAATTAAATGAAGATGCTGAAAATAGGAGATAAGATTAAAGACACAGAGGATGGTGACTGCTACTTTGTAGGTGAGATAGTGAAACTCAATAGATTTGGTGGAGTAGAACTATACAAAGTGACTCAGGTCATTTGGGATGGTGAAGACTATACAGATGATGATTACATTGGACAAATAATTGAGCCTAAATGGTGGTACATTCAATTATTTTTATTCTAAATAGTTGCACAACTAAAAATTATTATTACATTTGTAAACAATTAAATAAATATATATGCAAACAGAAGTAACCAAAGTGCCATTGTGGATAAAAATTCACAAGGCAAAGATGAGCATTGGCAAGGTTGTTAAGAACAGCACCAATCCTCATTTTAAAAAGAGCTATGCTGACATTAACGCATTGCTAGAAACAGTTGAGCCAATCCTTCATGAGAATGGACTGCTCCTATTACAACCTATCCATGACAAGATTCTGAGCACTCAGATAATTGACATTGAGACTGGTGAAATGATTGAGTCATGGTTAACATTGCCTGAGAACATTGATCCACAAAAAATGATTAGTGCCACGACCTACTACCGTAGAGCAACTTTACAATCTCTTTTAAGCCTTCAAGCTATAGATGATGATGGAAATAGTGCAAGTGCATCGTCTAAGCCAACGCTTACAGATGACAGATTCAAGGAAGCTCTTAAATCTATTGAGTCAGGAAAGTACACAGCAGAAAAATTAAAATCAGATTTCAATTTAACCAAAACACAAATACAAGCATTATGAAATGGCACCCATCATCACTAGGAAAATTAATGACTGAGTCACGAACTAAGTCAGAGACACTATCACAGACTACTAAGTCTTACATCGCAAGCAAGGCAAAAGAGGACTTCTTTGGCTACAATTCTTTTATCTCTACTAAAGCAATGCAGAAAGGCACTGACTGGGAGCACGAGTCAATTGAACTAGTTAATCAGGTAAGAGATACATTCTACATCAAGAATGAAGATACTATTGAAAATGACTGTCTGATTGGTACACCTGACATCATCCTAGACAATTCAATAATTGACATCAAGACATCATGGTCACTAGAGACTTTCCCAGCTATCTCAGCTGAGGGAATAAATAAAGACTACGAATGGCAGTTGAGAGGCTACATGATGCTATGTGATAAGGCATCAGCTGAGCTAATCTATTGCATGATTGACACTGATGACTTCTTACTATCTGATTGGGATAACAAATCAATCCATAAGGTGTCTCACATTGACCCTAAGAAACGAATCACAGTACTTCAGTATGAACGTAACATTTCAACAGAAGAGTCCATTAGAGAGCGTCTTTTAGCTTGTACTGAATACTACAATGAATATTTTGTACAATTAAACTGTAAATAATGGAAAAATCCTATTTCATAATTGAGTCAAGCCTAGAGAATCTCAAGTATGCTAGATACTCAGCTAAGACGTTCAACAAATCAGGTCATGATTATTGTATCTTAGTCACAGATAACATTGATCAGCTAGACTTAAGGAAAGTAAGCAAAGAAGAATTTAACAATTTAAACAATAAGAAATGATTGAACTAAACAAAACGTACATTAACCTAACTAGAGAACAGTTAGTGATGCCAATCTCAGATAAGGCTGGCATGGTGGTTTATCAAGTAACTAAGCCTACTACAGATAACCCAATGAATGAATTTAAGTGCACTACAGCACGATTTTTAAACCTATATAAATTAGAAAAATGAATCAACACACAACAACAGGAGCAATTATCAACAAGTTGCCAGCAAAGCAAGTATCTGAGAAGTTCAGAGTACAAGAGTTTATCCTCAAAGTAGGTAACCCTGATGACAAGTATCCGCAAGAGGTAAAATTTCAACTAGTGAATGACAACATCGACCTACTAGACTTTATCCAAGTCAATGAACAAGTAGAGGTGACATTCGAGCTGAGAGGCAGAGAATACAATGGCACACACTATGTCAGTTTAAATGCTCTAAAAGTTACTTCTAAGCTATTCTAATGCGATTAGTTAAATACATCATAGTAGTGCTATGCCTAATGGCTACCTTTGGGCTATTTTTTTATGGCATGCACTACTTTCTCGGCAAGAGAGGACTCACAATCGTTTCAATACTAATACTAATTTATTTCATCTATGGATTCATCAGAGATTTATACAATCACTATCGCAACAAGTAAGGACTTCTCCATCAAGCAATGGATGATAGAACAGACTAACCTGAGAATGACCAACAGATACAAGCAGATTCACATAGCTGAGGACATTGGAGTAAATGGCTCACAATTGTCTAGGTTTCTGACTGGCAATACAGTAAAAGACTCATTTTATGAGAAATGGTTTAAATGGTACATTCAAAATTAGTATCTTTACACAATGACAGCATTCTTTACTTCATTGGTAGTCTCCTGGTGGTTTACTAACTTTGATCCCATTCAGAACTTCATTAATAGATTTATTCTACCTGATTGGCTACACACAGCTCTAGGATGCTGGAAGTGTATGTCATTTTGGACTGCACTCATCTACTCACAATCATTCACCGTAGCATGTGCTACTTCACTCACAGCAGTATGCTTACAGAAACTGATATACAACTCGTAGAATCTATCATCAATCTACCTGAGAATGAGACTATGACTAAGAGGTCACTGTCACAGCTCAAGAGAGTTAAAGTAGCTCACACTGGCATTGTTGACAAGGAATGCTTTTGCTCTACAGTTAGAAGGAAAGTGTGGTATAAGGACTTTTTATCGTGGTATGAAAAGAATGCTTGACCAATACTTGCAGAATAACTACCTTGAGGTGCTCAAATACACAAAGCACTTTATCCAGCGACTAAAAATTCCTAGCTCTATAGAAGCTGATGCTGTCATAAATAATGCCTACCTTCATTGTGTTAAGCTAGAGATAGAAGGTGTCACAGAAGACAAGGCTAAAAGCTACCTACTCAACACTATCAAGTACGAGCTT